CCGCCAAGACTCCCTTCTCGATCTCGCCGTTGAAGTCGCCTGGGCTGGTGAGAGCCCGATCGGCGGCCACCGTGCCGCTCTCGGTCATCAACAACTGCAAGGCAATCCAGTAGGACGACTTGCCGCAGTTCTGTCCGCCGTGGAAGAACAAGAACGGCAGCCGGGCATAAGGCTCGCGGAACAAGCAGGCCGCCCAGTGCAGCAGATAATCGCCGCCAGTGCGAATGTTGGCCTTCTGCGCCCATTCCAATTCACGAATCGCCAGGTCTAGGTCTTGACCGCAGTGCTTCAATACCATGTCGAAGTGCGGGTGGTCGCCTGGTTCATCACTCGGCTGATAGAGGAATTGCACAGACCCGTAGTTCCACATGCGATCGCCGGGGAACTCTGGTTGAAACGGTATGTTCACAAGCCGCCACGGCTTGTGCTCAAGTTCTGCCAGGACAACTTCGGACTCGCTCTTGTTCATGCCAAGTCGAACAAGACCGCGCTTAGCTGCCTCAGTGGTGCCCATGTTCCAGACACCGTTCTCGTCTCGGATTCTGTAGCCGGCGATGTCGTTCTTGGGCGTGACGAGTACCCGGACGTTGCTGTCGTAATTCATCTGGTTTAGCTCAGATGAACGTGGCGACTCGATGCGGGTGTTGAAGACCTGAACCCAGTTGTCTTTTTTGGCCAGCCAGCCGTTTTTCTTCATCCCTTCGTCGTCCGGCTTTTTGACTACCTTGACGACGAGCCGGCCGTCTTTGTGGGCCTTGATGCGCGTCTCGCGACCGAGCATTTCGCTGGGCAGCGGCAACTTCTGTCCGAGGGCCTCGGCCGCCTTGATCGCCTGCTCGGCCGTGTCGAAGACGAACTCGCCCTTCTCCGCATCTTCGACGCCGCCCATCGCACGGCACGCGGCTTTGAGATTCGGAGCCCGGTTGAAGTAGCACGTGGTCCAGCCGTCGCCATCTTGCTCCCACGTATCGGCCTCGGCGATGCCGGGACCAAAGCGATAGACCTTCCAGCCGCCGTTGTCGAGCGGGAACAGAAAGCAGTTAGCCGTTCCTGGGTCGCGGCCTTCCGAGTTCGTCTTGAAGAACCCCACGATCTTCATGGAAGGGTCTTCCATCAGGTTTGCCAACGCACGAGTATGCGTCTGCAACAGGTGATGGTCCGGCACCCAGACCGACGTGAACCCAGATCGGTTCAAAGCGTCGAGAACGGCCTTGTGTTTCTCGTCGAGTGGGACCACTCGCCGGCTGCTGGCCAATGCTTCAAACGGGTCCAGGTGTGCGTCATCGACGCCGCCGACCCGAACCTTGGCGCGTCGGCGGGTGACGACTTCAACGTGATCTCGCCAGTTCTTCGGAAGATCGCCCTGGCCCAACGATCGCTCAGCCGGTTTGATGAGCGCAAGTCCCTGGTTGGCCACGGTCATCTTGCGATGCCAAATCCACATATTGCCGCCGCACACGTCGATCTGACTGGCGAAGTCGAAACCAGTCTCGCTGGCCATCATGCCGAGAACGGCGCGGCCGAGGGCCGCGTGCTCGGTGTGGTTCGCGGTCGGGATGGCGTCGATCAGGACATACAGGTGCAGCCCCGAGCCGCCCGTGCTCTTGCGTACTTCGACCCACGGAATAGCGGCGGCCTCGGCCTTGACCTTCTCCAACGCTTCGTCGGTGATGCCGACGCCGGTGGCGTGGCCTGTGATCGAGTCAAAGTCGAAACCAACCCAGCGTGAGACTCGGTTCACCCAATCCCAACCGGTGCAGCCGATGCCATCAGCGTGCTCGACCAGCGACCATTTGAGCGTGTAGTCTTTGAACTCTGGCTCGGAGTTGGCGTGCTTCGGAATGCGGATGTTCCACCATTCCTCTGAGCCGTCTGTGTACGTGTTCCGCTTCCCAGCAACGGGCTCGCCATCGCCGGCGGCCACGTTGATCTGGGTTTCCATATTCGGGCTCCAGCGCGCCAACAGGTCCGACCCGTTGTGGGTCGTCTTGAGCGCGTCGAAGAAATTCTGAGTGGCCTGTGTGACCTTTGGCATCTTTGACATGAGGGCTTCGCCGAACGGCGCTGAAGGCGGGGTGGACTGGCCACCGACGATCGTCGGTGTACCTAAACATGAGGCAAAACTGAGCCCATAGATTCGGGCGGCCTCAGAATTCGGTGAGGCGGTAAAGCCTCGTCACCTACATTACCTGGCGAACATCCCGTCAAACGTCAGGATTTCTAGCCTTTAGTAATAGAGTAATAAGGTAATGCTTTCTTCAATAATTATATAAAGCAATGAAACATCATTTCATAAGGCTAAATACGAACGGCCCCATTCAGTTACCCGCTTAACGGGCCGGGACAGAGAATTTTCGGTGGCCTTCAACTTTTCGCGGCCATTTTGCCTCATGTTTAGGCACAGAACGAAGGGGCAGCGCCGTGGCCGATCGAGCCGAAGACATCCCGATCGACCAGATCGTCGAGCCCTGGATTGTGCTGCGGCCCGTAAACAAGGATTCGGTCGAATATCTCGAACTCCGAGATTCGATTGAATCGGTCGGGCTGATTAACTCGGTTTGTGTCCGGCGCTCCAAGCGAGCGCCGGACAAGTACGAGATCGTGGATGGGCTCTACCGCTTCAACTGCGCCGTAGAACTTCGCCTCCCCACCGTCCCGTGCATCGTCAAGGAAGGTCTGACAGACGATGACGTGCTCGCGCTGCAAGTGCAGGCGAACGCGATTCGGCCGGAAACGAAGCCGGTGGAGTTCGCCCGCCAGCTAAAGCGAATCTTCTCCAAGCAACCGGGGATGACGTTCGCGGAGCTGGCTCGCATCGTACACAAGAGCCCGGCCTGGGTGGGGAATCGCCTGGACCTGTTGCGACTGGACAAGCGGACGCAACTGATGGTTGATCGTGGGGAAATCCCGATCGCCAATGCGTACATGCTGGCAAAGATTCCGCAGCCGTACACGCAAGACTACGTGAACCATGCCAAGGTGCTCCCGGTGGCCGAGTTCAAGGCCCTGGCCGCAAGCGTGGTCAAGAAATACATGGAATGCGTCCAGAAGGGCAGGATGGACGCCCGCTTCGCACCAACCTTCGTACCCGTCGCCCACATGCGGCCGGTCAAGACAGTGCAGGCGGAACTTGACGTGCCCACCGTCGGCGGCCTGATGCTCGTCGCCGAAGGTTGCAAGACGCCGTTAGACGGCTGGAATGCGGCTCTCCGCTGGGTGATGCACCTGGACCGTGAGAGCATCGAGCGTCAACGCAATCAAGCACAACTCCGAATCCGAAACGCCACCATCAACGACAGAAAGGAAATAGATGACCCGCCAATAGACGACCCGCCAAAAGATTAGCCCGCCTCTCTTTCACTTCTCCATTTCACTTCAAGGATTTCACATCTATGTCAACCGATCTGGTTCCCGTCGATCTGTCCCAACTGCCTTCCGTCTCGCTCGGCGATGACGCGATGTTCAACGATCTGGCCAAGGCCGCCGAGTTCCTCGGCCGCCTGCAACTCGTCAGCAAGGGCAAGCTGGTGGACAAGGGCCTCGTGCGCCCCGGCCACTACGCGATTCCCGAGTCCGCCGAGGAAGCGCTCGATTTAGGCGACAGCATCGACCTGATTCCGTTCGCTCGCCGGCCAAAGGCTCTGGACATGAGCGACAAGGATGCGTTGATCGCGTCCTACGACCCCAACTCCGACGAGTTCAAGCGCATCGCCGCCACGTCGGCCGAGAAGGAATCGAGCTGCATGTACGGCGTCGAGTTCCTGATCTTCGAGCGAAGCACGGGTCGGTTCTTGGAGTTCTTCTGCGGCACGAAAAGCACCCGCAGCGAGGCCAAGAAACTGTATCCGTTCATGGCACTCAGCCAGGCCGACATCGAGGCTCGAAACCTGACCGACGTTGAGCCGCACGGCCCGCTGCCGCTGACCCTCAAGTCGCGGTACGTCGAGAAGGGTGCCTACTCGTGGTTCGTGCCGGTCGTCGTCAAATGCTCGACGCCGTTCGGAAACCTGCCTCAGACGGCGAAGATCGTGGCCGAGATCACGAAGTTCCTCAACCCCAAGAAGGATGCCGTCGAGAAGGTGCAGGAACCGACTGGCAAAAAGGCCCGCGCTCGGTAGGAATCTGCAACCAAAGTTCCTGTTCGGGCATTCTAAGTCTGTAACCGATTTGCCTAATTGCGGGGCTGGCTTCGGCCAGCCCCGCAATCCTTTCAACCTTGTAAGTTGGTATTGCATTATCTTCGACCTATACTTGAGTAGGGGAAACATCCTTCAACCGGAGATAGCAACCATGAGAAGCACACTCGCCGTAATCATCGCACTGACACTGACACTGACCAGTACACTGACAGCCGCCGAGCCCGGCAAACGGGGCAAGCTGCAAGTCTACTCGGCCATCGTCGAGGAACCGCTGCCCGTGGCTACGAAGTTCATGTCGCCCGGCCAGTTCTTCAACTGGGCTGTGCAGGCCAACAACAAGGCTCTGGCTGATGCGTATGCCCGCAACGACGCTGTGCAGGTCGGCAAGCCTGAACCCAGAGAACGTCGAGCGATCGTGAGTGATTCTAGCAGCACCATCAAACGCCGGTTCGGCGGTGGTGTTGGCTACGGCGGTTATGGTGGGAATGGCGGCTACGCCGGCTACAACAGCAATGGCAGCGGTGGAGGCGCTGGCAGCGCGATGTATGCCGGGATGTACGGCGGTGGCAATCAGAACTACGTCTACAACTACGGTTATGGGTTCAACAACCCCGGCAACGCGAGTCAGGAAACGAACGACCAATCATCCTTCACCTATGACATGATCTACCGTGACCCGGAAACCTGGGACGGTGGTGCGGTGATGCTGGTCAACCCGTTCTGTCAACCAAAATAACATGACGCAGGTGGGCTGGTGCTCAGCCGGGGCTCATAACCCTGGCCCGATGGGTTCGACTCCCATACCTGCCATTTGAGTAGTGGCGGAATGCAGACGCGCTAGCCGAGCGAGGGCCGTCAACCAGACGACCTTCGCTGGGCTAGAGAGTGTCGGAAGCTATCGGACGCGATAGTCGGAACACACTCAACTGTAGGTTCAAGTCCTACCTACTCAACTTGAAAGCAAGGTTCAGGTCATGCTCTCCCTTAGACAAAGAGGGCCGGTCAACGCCGTTGATGACCGATAGCGTGGAAAACGCAGTCCGGCGGGGCAATGTAGCGTAATTGGCAGCGCGCCGCGCGACCTAAGAGTCTGCCCGCGAAGGCAGCGGTCGATTGAAGCGGGGGTTGTGGGTTCGACTCCCACCATTGCCCTTCACTTCGAGTATCACTTCCCACAGCCGGCGTTCGCCGGTCCCTCCTACGCCGGCACCAGCCGGTCCCGTCAATGAGTCTCAGCCGCGCTCAGATTACAGAATTAGCCAACGTCCTGCTCGACACCGACGACGAGTTGGACACCATACTGCAAAGCCTTGGGATGGTCGAATCGTGGCCGTCGCCCAACCGCGACGGCATGTTGGAATACGACTTCGACGAGCAATTCCTTGACGAAGTGCGATACGATCTGCGGCGTTGGTGTCGAGTCTACCAGGAAGAAAACAGCGGTGAATGGCGACGCGCCCGACGTAAGAGGGCCGCCGCTGCATGACTCCCAATGTCGTCCTAATCCAACAACCCTCGATCGACTTCACGAAGTTCCTTGGCTTGAGCCACCAGGCTCTCGGCTACAGCCCGGCCAAGTCCGTTGATTCAAGCCGGGTCCAGCATTCCGACGCCGAGCGATTTCTCTCGTGCCTTGCGGCCTTGCGTGATCCCAACGCGCCGATCGGCTTGCCGCCGAACTTGCTGACGCACGTGTCGTTCAGCGTGTTAATCGCCGCCGACGAACGCGACCTGATCGACATTCTCGAAGCCGCCGCCGGGATGCCGTTCGTGCAGACCGAGACGCAAATGCAGCACGTCCATTTAGCTGTCGTCACCGGGACGCTGGCCCAGTGGCGAGACGCTGTGAAGTCGGGCGCAAGCACAACGACCGAGCCCAACGTGCGAGTGTGCTTCAACAAGATCATGGGCCTGTTCGAGCAAACCGGCCTGAACGTGTGGGGTGACTTCGTGAAGAAACCCTTGGGTCCAACTTTTTACCTGGAAGACAAACGCCGATGAACAAAGCCTCTCGATACCACGTGCCAGAAAGCGAGCTGGTCACGCATCTGGTCGAAGACCGCCGGGCGTCTTTGTCGCCCTGGGGTCGCGGCAACTCAAAGCTGGGTTCGGGCATCTACACCTACTCGAAGCTGCCGGTGACGACATGCCCCGGTGCATCCGAGGAATGCCTAGCGGTCTGCTATGCCCGCAAGCTGGACCCGGCCAGAACAAACTACCTACATCCGGTCTGGCAATTGTGGTCCAAAAACTCGGCCCGTGGCGACGAGCTTCCGCCGCTGCCGGCCGACGCCAAGATCGTCCGCATCCACGTGTCTGGCGACTTCGACACCGTGCTCTACATCGACGCCTGGCGTCGCATGGTCAGCGAGCACCCCGACGTGACGTTCTTCGGATACACGCGATCGTGGCGTGTGCCCGAGCTGCGATGGGCGCTCGGACTTCTTGCCGTTCGCCCCAACGTCCATCTGTGGGCGTCGATCGACAAGTCGATCGAAGAACTCCCGGATGGCTGGCGTCGCGCCTGGATTGAAGGCGACTCGCGGGTGACGAAAGTCACCGAGAAAACCTACCGCACATTTGATGGCTACAAGGCCATTCTCTGCCCGGAAGGCGCTGGGCTGCTCCCAAACTGCCAGACGTGCCGCTTCTGTTTCCTTCCTCACAACATGGACCTGGTTTTCCCTCTGCACTAATGGACAAGTTCATCACCCACTTCACTGACAGCAGTTTCGCCAAGTGGTGTGACGCCAACATTGACACCGCCTTCCAGGTTGTCGGGGCAGGTGTCAGCTACGTCATTGACGCCTGCGGCGGCACAACCGAAGTCACCAGCCAACAGGTTGACCATATCTGCATGAACGTGTGCGGAGCGGCGGCTATGGCGGCAGCCGCCGTGGTGCTCGCGCCACTCGTCGTGATCGGTTTTGTGGCCCGCAAACTGGGCTGGGGCAACTAACAAGCGTCGGGGCAGACCATGAGTGACAAGACTTGCTGGGTAAGCAATAGCCCAACGTCATCATCGAAGATCGTCGAATGCAAACTAACGCATCGTACTGCGAGCGGTACGTTGGTTCGGTCGGCTGCGACTTTGGAATACACGAAGGGCAAAATCTATTTCCTCAAGAGCCCGTTCGCCTTGAAAGACGAGATCAAGGCGATGAAAGACTCGAAGTACCACGGGTACGACGAGGAAAATCCACGCAAGATTTGGTCTGTCTCGGACTGCCAACGCAATCGCTTCCAGCTTCGCTTCCTCTTAGGCGAAGACGTGTATGCGTGGTTTGATCGCGACCCGATCAAGCACGAGTATCGTCATCCGCTCAAGCCGCATCAGTGCGATCTGTCTGACAGTGGCTTGACGTACCACTACCAAATCTGGGCGTCCGAAATGGGCACCGGCAAAACCCTGTCGGCCCAGATGGTCATGGAGAAGTCCGGCATCAAGCATTGGTGGTGGGTTGGGCCGAAGTCCAGCCTGCCGAACATGCGCCGCGAGTTCAAGAAATGGGGCTTCAACTTTGGCGACATCCAGATTGAGTGGATGACGTATGAGGAACTCGCCCGCCGCATGGACGAGTGGAAGCCTGGCGACTTCATTCCGCAAGGCGTCATCTTCGACGAGTCGAGCCGCTGCAAGACGGACAACTCGCAACGATCTAAGGCCGCACAGATGCTCGCGGACTTAATCCGCGAGAAGTATTGGCTAGATGGTTATGTCATCGAAATGTCCGGCACGCCGAGCCCGAAGACACCGCTCGATTGGTGGTCGCAATGCGAGATTGCATGGCCTGGGTTCTTGAAGGAAGGCAGCCGCAAGGCGCTTGAGAAGCGGCTGGCCTTCACGCAGAAGCAGTCGTTCGTCGATGGTATCACCGTCGATAAGCGAATCGGTTGGAAAGACGACGAGAAAAAGTGCAACATCTGCGGCGAGTACGCCGAGCTGGGGCCGCACGAACTCGATGGCATCACGGACCCGAAAGACTTCCACCCGTTCGTGCCAAGCGTCAATGAAGTTTCTTACCTTCACGAACGGCTCAAGGGGCTGGTCATCGTGAAGATGAAAAAGGATTGCCTGGACTTGCCGGACAAACGGTATCGCCAGGTGATCTGCAAGCCGACTTCAAGCACCCTGCGGGTTGCCAAGGCGTTGCACGAAGCGGCTCCGAACACGATCACCGGCCTGACCTGGCTTCGCGAGCTAAGCGATGGCTTCCAGTACAAGGAAGTCAAAGACGGCACGATGGCCTGCCCGCATTGCCCCGAGAGCGGCGGCAAGGTCGATGAATGGTTCCTGCCTGGCGACGAAGATCGAACCTTCGCCGCGATCGACATGCTCGACGCCGAGCTGGTGGCCAAGCTGCAAAAGCGCTCAACCGCCTGCCCGCGATGCGGCGGTGACAAGATCATCGACCGGATGGTCCGCATTGCACGTGAAGTGCCTTGCCCGAAAGACAAGGCGCTCAAACTGGACCTGGAAACGTGCGAGGAAACTGGTCGCATCGTGGTCTTCGCAGGCTTCACCGGGGCCGTCGATCGGGTTCAGCGGCTTTGCCAGAAGGAAGGTTGGAACGTGGTCCGTTGCGACGGCCGTGGCTTCCAGGTGACGGACCCCAAGGGCGAAGTCATCTGCCAGGGCGGCGACGACGCACTGGCCTTCTGGGCAGACATGAGCAACGAGCGAGTCGCCTTCGATGCCCACCCGGAATCGGGCGGCATGTCGCTCACCTTAGTTGAGAGCCGGATGGCCGTGTTCTGGTCAAACACGTTCAAACCCGACTATCGCAATCAAGCCGAAGATCGCATTCACCGCATGGGAATGGACATGAATCTCGGCTGCGAGATCGTTGACTACATTCACCTACCCAGTGACAGGCGCGTTATCGACGTGCTTCGTCAGAACAGACAGCTTGAGCTGATGACGCTCGGTGTCAAAGACCTTTGGCTCGATCAAGACCCTGACAGTGGTGAGTACGGCACATTCGCCGAAGCCGGTGTCGAAGTCGTTGAACTAGCCGCCTAACCCTCCCTTTATTTCGGAGTTCCCATGAAGTTTCTGCTTGTACCTGTTTTGTTGCTCGGTTTACTCACCGCCGCCAACGCCGACATCATCGACGACCTGCAAGATGCCAGCGTCACGATTCGCACGCCGAAAGGCCAGGGCTCTGCCGTTCTCTTTACGCGACAGGTCGGTAACGACACGGTGACGTTCGTTTGGACGGCCGGGCATGTGATCGAGAATCTGCGTAAGACCCGTCGAGTGATCGACCCGAAGGAAGGCAGCACGAAAACGCTCATTGAATTTGAAGACGCCGAAGTTGTCCAAGAGTTCCGACAAGACGGTCGGCGTATCGGCGAGCTGGTGCTCGATGCCAAGGTGATTCGCTACAGCGACGCACAGCAAGGTGAAGACCTGGCCTTGCTTCAAATCCGCAAGAAAAACTTCGTTGGGCCGAACGTCACCGTTCACTTCTACTTGGAGTCAGAAACGCCGAAGATCGGCACCGAGCTATTCCACGTTGGCAGCTTGAAGGGGCAGTTTGGTGCGAACTCGCTCACCACAGGTGTCATATCGCAGATCGGCCGCGTGTTGAAGCTGGGTGCAAACGGGGTGGTGTTCGATCAGACGACCGTAACTGCTTTCCCAGGTAGCTCGGGCGGCGGCGTGTTCCTCAAGAATGACGGCCGCTACGTCGGAATGCTGGTGCGTGGGTCCGGCGAGCAATTCAACTTCATCGTGCCCATTCGACGCATACGCGACTGGGCCGTTCGGTGCAATCTCGAATGGGCGATCGACCCGGCGTGCGACGTGCCAAGTGAAGACGAACTTCGCCGGCTGCCAGTCGAAGACGCCGGGATGCCAGAGTTCATGCCGCAACTGCAATCACCAACACCGGCCGGATTCGATTTCCTGTTCGACCAAAATCCCGATTACGTCGAGCCACCCGCCTAAATTCTGCACCCACCGCCTGTCACGTCTCAACTCTCGCCTCGAAGGAACATCATGTCTGACATCAAGACGAAGGCGGCCAAGATCAAAGCCGATCTAGCCGCCGGCCACACTCAGCCCAAGATTGCCAAGCGATACAAAGTCAGTCGTTCGCTCGTTTCCGACATCGCCACGGGCCGCGTTCACAAAGACGTGCCGTGGCCAGATGGCGAACCGCCGCTGCCGAGGAAGGGCGGCGGTCAGCGCCGCGCCGTCGAGCAGCACGACCCAACGAACGCTCGCATCTTGGAGCTGGAATCGGAAGTCATCCACCTGACGGACGAACGGAACCGAGAGCGCGTGGCCAGGAAGGCGAATGCCAAGACACAAGGCTTGTTTCGGGCGATCGTCAAGGAAATGGATGCCCGTTGCAATCCGTTCAGGGCGTTGCCACCGGCTCGACGGTTGACGAGAAAGTCGTCACCAATCCAAGAGCATGTCGTGATGCACCTTTCGGATGGGCACCATGACCAGGTTATCACGCTCGAAGAATCAGGCGGTTTGGAAGAATACAACTTCCCGATCTCGTGTGCCCGTGCCGAGCGGTACGTGGATACGGTGATCGAGTGGACGCAGGACACGCTGGCACCGAAGTTCAACTTCACGGTGCTCACCGTGCTGGCCTACGGCGATCATACGTCGGGCGAGATTCACGGGCACGGCCAGCGGTCTTACTATCGCAACCAGTTTAAGAACTGCTTCGCGATTGGCCAGCTCCATGCCCTGATGTACCGCGACCTGGCTCCCTACTTCGACCAGGTGAACATCGTCTATGTGCCAGGCAACCACGGCCGTCGGACGCAGAAGAAAGACTACCACGGTGCCCACGACAACTGGGACTACCTGATCGGTTCGACGGCGCGGCTGCTCTGTCGTGACATCGAGAACGTCCACTTTCTGATTCCCGATGCGTTCAGCATCAACTTGGACATCAACGGTGTCGGCTTCAACATCAGCCACGGCGATGACGTGAAGGGCAACCTGGGCATTCCGTTCTATGGGATGGTCCGGCGGCAGAAAGGCTTGATCGCTCTCGGAGCCGCCAACAACGCTCCGCGCATCCGCTACTTCTGCATGGGCCACCATCACGTCGCGGCCTGCTTGTCTGACATCGACGGCGAGCTGCTCGTCAACGGTGCTTGGCCGGGAACCGATAGCTACGCCTACAACGTGTTCTCTGGCTACCGCGAGCCGGCTCAATGGCTACACGGGGTCAACCCGAAGCACGGCATCACGTGGCGGCTCAACGTCAAGTTGAAGCATGAGCGTGAGAGCTACGGCCCGCAGCGATACCGAATCGACGGCGGCCGGGACGTGGGGCCACTCACGCTATGAGAAACGTCTTCGCATTGCTTGTGGCGTTGACCTGGATATTCCAGCCATCAACCCACAAGCACACCAAACCGCAGGCACCCAGACGCCAGCGCAATGTGTCCGAGGCATACACGAACCGTGGCTTCCGGCAAGCCAGATCGACGATCAACGTCGGCGGTTATGTGATTGACAACACCTTCCTCTACGAGTCTTGGAGTCAGAAACATGAGTAGCTTCGGTGGCAGCGCGACCCTGGAAAAGAGTGACACCAAACGTCTGCAAGGGCAGCTTGGGCAGGTCTACGAAATCATGGCGGATGGCCAGTACCGGACCCTTGATTTCATCGCGAATCAGATCAGGACCAGGTACGGCAAGGAAGTCACGACACAGAGCGTGAGCGCCCGGCTCCGCGATCTCCGCAAAGAGAAGTTCGGCGGCTTCAAGGTCAACCGACGCAGCCTGGGCGATGGCTTGTTCTCGTACCAGGTTCTCAGCGCCGACGGCACCGTGATCGCCGGTGCGGATACGGGCAACTAATGAAGACCAGTGAGTTAATCAGAATCCTCCAAGCGTCGATCGAGGAACACGGAGATTTGGAAGTCTTCGCGTGGCCCTATGACGGGCAAGGCCGCCACTTTGCGGCAAGCGTTGAGATTTATGAACCGGCGGACAGGCCGGGCACGACCATCATTGCAATCGAAGGTGAATAATGGACGACCGTCTTTTCGTCGTGACCGCGATCTCGAACCCGGCACGCTATAACTCCCGCTACCGGCTCTATCACGACTTCGCCAAGCACGTACAAGATTCCGGCGGCTTCCTTGTCACGGCCGAGGCTGCCTTCGGTGAGCGACCGCACATGGTCACTGGT